TTTTCGTTTTTAAGCGGCATATTCTGAAACGTTTGAAGACGCATCAGTAAGTTCGGATGGAATCGAAATTCGTTCATCGTCGCCTCTCCTTAATAAAACAGCTTAAACCATAGATGAAAAACCAAGGCCAAAGAGAAATTCCTAAAAACGAATCTATAATTCCTTCGTGCCAACTTTTGCGGAAATGCGAAAATCTCTTGGTAATAAGGTCCATCGTTTGTAGAAATAAACCTATAAGCAAATATAAAGTTAACGCAATTAGTTCGAGATCGTCGCTCATCGTCGTTCTCTCTGTTTAGCGCCAGCAAAGTGAGCGATGCGCCACCATCGTAACGGCAGGCTGGACGCGCGTGGCACCGGCAATGTGTCCGATTTGCATTTCAGAACCCTTTCGCGTTGTTTATAGACGCCAAAGTAGCGCATAGATAGGAATCATTGCTACAGCGATACCGAGCACGATCCACCATTCCACCGGCATCTCAGAATCCCTTTGCGTTACCAAGGGCAATCGCCACGCCATAACAGAAGCAGTCAAAGCAAGTCGTCGGACCGAGTCGGCGTCTTGTCGCCGACTCGGAAGCCAACGACTTCCCCTAAGAGATGATTCCTGGTTGTGCCTTTGTAAATCGTCGTTTTGTCATAGGCGTGGCGGCTGATCTTGACGAAGCCGCGATAGACGTATCCAGAGACAGAGATTGCGCGCTCGTCCTTGCCTAGAGCTGTCAGCTTAGAATCGATCGCATGCGCTGGCCAGCCGCGCCGCATGGCCTGTTGAATCAGGACCATGCCCGTCGCTTTATCCTCGATCATTGAACCGAGAGAGCCCATGCGAGCATGGCAAGTTTGCGCGAAATGTTGCAGATGCTGGAAGACAGTCGGGAGCCAAGTCTCCAATAGCGCGCCTTCGATCTGCTGAATATCCCAATCGAGGATGATGAGATTGTATTGCGGGCCAACAACGCCTTCAGCGGAGACCGACCGAATAACGTTTCGGAGGAGCGCGTAATAGACCACCGCCGTTCCATCGTTTTCCTTCCCGGTCTTTACGGCCGTGTCGATAACGGCGAACACAGCTTCGCAGCGAATGGGATAATCTACGGGCTGACCATTCACAAGCAAGCTGTCGCGCGTGAAAAAAGCCGACCCTGACCAATCCACAAATTCAGCAAGAAATTCTTGCTCATAAACGAGCGGGAGATTGTCTCGTTGTAATGCCTCGACCTCGGCGCGGGGAAGATACGGATTTGATCGTGTCGGGGCATGAAATTGAACAAAGCCGTATCTCGCCTCATTGCATAGCGCAAACAACATGTTGTCAGGATCGATGCCGTTTGTGTTCGACATCATCAGCGCGCGGCCGCCGTAATCGAGAAGCGTCGGTTTGATCGATTTCGTCCAGATGTCGATCGACTTCGGCTTGGTGAATGCGATTTCGTCGCCGATGACGCGATGGTATTTCCGGGACCGGCCGGCGTTCTCGTCCTCCATCGACCAGAACTCGACGCGGCCTCCGGTGATGGTCTCGATCATGCCGTGGGTCTTGTCGGATCGTTTCTTGATCGGATCCAGCGCCTCGACGATGACGTTGTAGCTCTCGGAGAGCCGCTTGTTCTCCGGGGCGAACCAGCCGACCCGCAGGCCGTGCGCGGCATCATCGCTGGCGACCGTCTCGCCGACGACGTTCTTGCCCCATCGCCGACCACAGCGGGCGACCACGAACCGGCACTGCGACATCAGCCAGCGAAGTTTCGCTTGGGCCGGGAAGAACGTCGGGAGATTGACGACCGCCGTCTCGGAGTTCTGCGGCGGCAGATCGAGAAGTGTGGCGTCGGACATCGTCTATTACGATCCTACTTTTTGGGTAGTGTTGTCCCAAATGAAACGGTCGGCCGGGAAATCGCAGCAGTCATTGGCAGGCAAGCCGGCGCCTTGTCGCCGTCATCCCAAGCGAGGCCGCACCGTTCGCACTCCCAACCTGCCCAACCTGTGGCGAGCTGCTGGGCGACGCAGACGATGGCAGGTTTCTCTTCACTCATACGCGATTGCCCATCCGTAGATCTCTTGCGCGGCATTCTGATAGGCGGCAGCGCGAGCCTTGGCAGCACCATAATCTGCGCCAGGGAACTGCTCTGACTTCTCCTGTTTCTGACTCAGCCAATCGCCGGCGCGGTAAAAAGCTAGTCGGGTCGCGGCGTCGGCGATCTTGGCTTCTCGCTCAGAAAGGTTTTCAAGCAATGTGCGATCGTCATCTGCTCGGCTCATGCGCTGCGCGCCTCTCTGGCATTGACACCCATGCCGATACCATGAATTTCCTTTTGCCGGTCGACTCGGAGATCAAGCGACCCTTGCAAAGGACTGATTCTCTTAGGCCGCGTTGTCGCAGGTAAGTGCCTGATTTTTCTGATCATTGCACCGATTCTCTTGTGAGGCCGTTCTGACGCTTTTGCCGCGACGATTTGCGCTTTTTTGATGATGTCGGCGACGGTGTCTGCAATTAATTTGGCGCGTATTGTCATGTTTTGCTCTCCGCCTTTCGACGCCACCAGGTTCGCTCCGAAATACCTTGGGCAACCCACGGCTTGCGTTGCGTGATCGTTTCCTGTTCGCTTCCGCGCCGCGGACGGCCACCAGTTCCCTTTGGCGGACCTTTCCGTTTCTTTGGCGGCTTGGACGTTATGCCAGTCAAGATCTTCACCGCCGTAATAGTGGCCTTGGCTACTCCGATCATACCGCCAGAATGCTTCGTTGGTTTGTTCGGCGTTCCCATGAATTTGGGGCACGGCCCGATGCGATGCCGTTCGCCGCACGTCCTGCATTTCACTGCGTCCATGACATACTTAAAGGCATACTTTTGGCACGGTGTCTAGCTCGCCGCGGCTCTCGGCGGCGGCAACGGCGCTGATTCTTCGCCTTCTGGCGGATCATCCTCGGCCGTGATCACCGTCAGCGCCGGCAACGCCGCGCCCTCTAGCTCCACTGAAGGCTTAAAATCATTAGGCATTCCGCCTTCCACCTTGATCTTCGTCACCACGGTCGCCCCGACGACAACGGCCGAATAGCGGGGATCCTGGAACGGTGCCAACGCCTTGGCGGCATCGACCGCCAGCGCGGCGTATTTGTCGAATTTCGCGTCGTCCGGCTTCCGACCCGGCGGCGGCACGGTCATCCCCGGAGGGAGCGGCTGAGACACCGCCGCCATCCCCGCGAACAATTCCATGAAGTTTTCCAATACCTTCTTGGCCCGCCTCGAATCCGGCATGCCCTTGCGTTCCAAGGCCTCGATCGCCGCGTCCTTCGCCACCGCCGCGGCCGCCGCCTCCCGGGCAACCCGCTTTAATCTCTCGATCTCGAGCGTCTTCTTGTTCTTGATGCCGGGCTTGCGGCCGCCTTTGCCCTTGGGTGGCCCGCGTTTCTTCTGCGGACGCCCGTCTTTCGTTAATTTGATGGGAGGTGGCTCACTACCGGCAATGTTGGTTCCGCCTTCCAGCGGCGTTTTCTGCGCGATTGCGGGGCCTTCTGGTGGCGATGGGAGATCGTCTGACATGCCTTGAAAATAGTTTATGAAACTTAATTTTGGAAACTTTTTTGTTAAACCATTGATTTCATATATGCTTATCCGGTTTAGACAGACAGCCTTACAGCTTGTGGTTCGTGGGTTAGCAACAGTTGCATGAGATGCTGATCTTTGCCGCTGCGAAGATCGTAAACGCCGATGCGGCTGAAATCGGCGCTGAGGCGGCTCAACCAGTCTCCGGAAAAGTCAACGGACAAATAATCCGGGCAATTGTCCATCGCTCCTAATTGTACGTGCGCGTAGCGTCACGACCGTCCGCAAAGGTACGCGCAATATTAGGAGCGTCGCGGCTTCCTTGCCTTTGGCCGGTGCCCGCCGGCTGGTGACGGTGACCATGTCGGTTCTCCCCGACCGGAGAATCGCAGGCGAGGGTTAATGGTTCCTGACAAAAGCCGCCGCGAAGCACCTGGGGCGGCAGCGTTTCCGGGCGGTGTAGGGCCGCCAGCTTCACTTTTTGGATCAATAAATCGGTCGCAAAAATGAAGCCCAGACCGCGCTATGAGCTAGCATCCGCCCGGTTCCAAGACGCCAGCCCAGCTAAAACACGCCATATCATAACAATGGCATTGTTATTGGATAATTTGCAGTGGCGTAGGGCGTATGGCCAAGGCCCCTCTCGAAGGGCGAGATCGATTTCTTCATTGAGAAGCGGATCGTCCTCAAATGCCGCTCTAGCAACTGCCGCTACAGCTTCTTCTTCTCCGGGCACCATGAGATGATACGTCAACATCTAGTATCTCTCAGAATTTGTGTGTGGCAACCGGATAAGCATGATTCAGAGTGTCGGCCTTTTATAGCCCAGATACCGAAGCGTTGCGGCTTCCCAGTCGAGATCGTTCATGTTCTCGCGGAATGTCGCGTCGGCAGCACTAATGACAGCCTTGGCAACATCGGGATCGTCGTATTCGATGTAGTCCTGGCCGGTCCAGCGGGAGGCGGCTTGGGTGATGATGCGGGAGCGGCGGGCGAGGTGGTCAGTGGTGGAGCGGTGGTTCATCAGAGTGCGGTTGCTTTCTGCGTCGATCCATCATTGCGCGGCATCGGCGATCACGGCAAGTTCCGCCCGTTTTTCTAGTTCCTGATAACTCGGAAGTGGCAACTTTAGTTTCTCCGCGCGACCAATCCAGAAGCTATGACGATAACAGTGTGAACGGTTAGCCGAAGGCTCGGGCGCGTCGAGGTCGTAGCCATCCATATCATGCTTATCCGGTTGACACACACAGGCCGAAAATGCCCCAACATGTAGTGGCTCCTTCATGGTCTACCTGTAGTGGGTTGCTTGATTTCGATGGCGTGCGTGATGTGCCACTTGCCGCTCGCGCGCGGATATTGCGAGATCAAGTGAGGGGCGATGACGCGCGTCCAATCCTGCAAAGAGCACCATCCGGTGCCGTTATTCATGCAGTTGATGTCAAAAACCCCGTAGGAAGATCGGCCACCCTGACCGCCAACCCAATGGGTATAGCGATAGCGGGCGCGCATCGGCACCTCGGGGCGCGTCCATGGCCCCTCCCATTGAATGCGAACAAGCCCATAGCGGGGCCAACCGATAAAATCGTCCGGCGTAAGGGCGTAGCCGAGCGCCGCAGAGCGATATTTTGCGCCGATGCTTTTCAGCGCATCAAACATCATCGTTGGGTTCGTGTAGCGCTTGTAATCAAAGCCGATCAGGTGCGGTCGTACTTCATCCAGCGTCATGCCCATGATCGCGGCGAGCGCGCCGGGGCCGCAATTTGCGCCCCATTCATCGTGAGCGCGGTCGGCGTCGGCCAACGTGAAACGCGGCGCTATAGGTTGTGTTGCGCTCGCCGCCGGGTCTTTCGTCTGTGTCGTCAACATTTAGTACCTGTGTGTGTCAACCGGATAAGCATGATCCATATAGCCTTCGATCATTTCAGCGTTCGCTTGTTTCATGGTACACCCGATTGATTCGCAGGATAGAGAAATATTTACCTATTGTCTAGACGGGCGCGGCCCCAATGCGCTAACGTATCGGCCCGGAGTAAAGTTGTGGAGAGTTCCGATGCCGAACTTGAGGCCGCGGGCGCGCGACTTGCTGATCGAGTATCT